GGTTGGATTGCATCAAACTGGCAGCCACTAACTTACACAGCATCTACCAGTGAACCTTTAGCTCTAACAACATCAGGACAGCGTTGGTACAATCCAACTATCGACGATGTAGATATTATGATTCATAATGGTACTGCATGGGTTGGTTACCAAAACTATAACGCTGATTATCAAGATACAAATGCAACAGGACCAATAGTTTCTGCATCTAGACCAACAGAGCAAACAGATACATCTGATTTAGTAGATGGCGATCTATGGATTAGCACTGCTGATTTAGAAAACTTTCCGTTAGTTTATCGTTATAATGGTACTAGTGAAGAGTTTGTTTTAGTTGATAAAACAGACCAAACTACTGAAAACGGTATCTTGTTTGCAGATGCACGTTGGAGTACAACAGGTGGCGCAACAACTGGACCATACGAGGCAGCAGACATTGACGAACTATTAGTAAATGACTACCTAGATCCAGATGCACCGGATTCAGCACTATATCCAAAAGGTATGTTACTTTGGAACACACGAAGAAGCGGTTTCAATGTTAAGCGTTTTGAACGCAACTATATTGATGTAGATACAGCAAACGTTCGTTTTGTAGTAGATGATCCTAACAGTGCCAATCCAGATGATGTAATTGATGAGCCAATGGCAGATTATTATCCACACAGATGGGTTACTGACTCAGGTAATAACCCAGACGGTTCGGGAACATTCGGACGCTTTGCACAGCGTAAATCAGTTGTACAATCATTGCAAGCAATGGTTAACGGCAACCAGGATATACGCGATGAAGAGTCACGTCAGTTTAACTTAATTGCTACTCCAGGTTATCCAGAGTTAATAGGTGAAATGATTACACTAAATTATGACAGACGATTAACAGCGTTTGTTGTAGGAGATACTCCAGGACGACTAACACCAGATGCAACTTCATTAAATGAGTGGGCAAACAATATTAAAGGTGCTCTTGAAGACAATGATTTAGGTGCAGTAAGCAGAGACGAATACTTGGGTATGTATTATCCATGGGGATTCTCAAGTGATAACTTTGGCAACAATGTTGCTGTACCACCAAGTCATATGTCACTAAGAACACTAGTATTGAATGACCAAGTGGCATTCCCCTGGTTTGCACCAGCAGGTACTAGACGTGGCGGAGTTACAAATGCTACAAGCTCAGGTTATGTTAATAACGAAGGTGAGTTTATAGGTATTTCTCTAAATACAGGACAGCGTGATACACTTTATAGTAACTCAATTAACCCAATTACGTTTATTAGCGGCGCTGGATTAGTTGTATTTGGACAAAAGACTCGCGCAAGAAACGCAAGTGCATTGGATCGTGTTAACGTAGCACGTTTAACTGTATACTTACGTGGACAATTAGAGTTATTAGCAAGACCGTACTTGTTTGAACCAAATGATAAGATCACACGTGATCAAATCAAATCAGCAGCTGATCAGTTACTAATTGAACTTGTAGGGTTGAGAGCACTATATGACTTCTTAGTTGTATGTGACGAATCAAACAATACACCTGCTAGAATAGATAGAAATGAATTGTATCTAGATATTGCAATTGAACCTGTAAAAGCAATTGAATTTATTTACATTCCATTAAGACTTAAGAATACAGGAGAAATTGCAGCTCTGGGATAATATGCGTACTTTATAGAGTGGGAGAAATCCCACTCTTAAATTGCATAAATACAACTGTAACAGGAGAAAAGAATGCCAATTACAACCTTAACAAATATTTCGATCCCAACAGAAGATGGCGGCGGAAGCAACAGTTCGTTGTTAATGCCAAAATTACAATACCGTTTTAGAGTTTTATTTGAAAACTTTGGAACAACTGGTGGACCAGATGGAATTAGAGAAATCACTAGACAAGTAGTAGACGTTACTCGTCCAAATATATCTTTTGATCAAATGACAATCGATGCTTACAACAGCAGATCTTATCTTGCAGGTAAGCATACATGGGAACCAATCACATTAACATTACGTGAAGACGCAAATAACAATGTGCAAAAAATTATCGGCCAACAGCTTCAAAGACAGTTTGACTTCTTTGAACAATCAAGTGCTGTATCAGGTGGTACATACAAATTTATCACTAAGATAGAAATACTTGACGGCGGCAACGGAGCAAATGGATCAGCAATTATTGACAGATTCCAGCTAGTAGGCTGCTATATTGAATCAGCAAACTATAACACACTAGCATATGCAACAAGTGATGCAGTAACAACTTCACTTACAATTCGTTATGATAATGCAATACAGTTTGGTAGTGAAGAACAGTTTAGCGGTGTTGGCGAAGCTGTTACAAGAGCTGCACAAGATGCTATTGGCGGCACACAAGTTACTGGCTAATTAGTCTAAGTAATTGGTTATCTTATAACAAAGCAGAGGTCTGTACGATCTCTGCTTTTTTATTATCTACGTGTTTTTTAGAATGGATAAATATTACTATGAGTTGGTGGTCAAGTTTAATAAAATCAAGAGATGTCAATACGCACCTGCGCGATGCTAGGCATGCGCATAATTTATTCACACAGTATGGACATTTGTTTTCTCCTAAAACAAAATTCTTATATCATGTTGTTTTTGAACCTACAGACGATGTTGATTTTTCTACAAACACAAGATTGTTTAACAAACAAATCGGTGTGTTAGTTAAAAGTGCAGATTTGCCTGGTTTTAGATCAAGCATAGAAAATAAACAACAGTACAACAGAAAAAAGAATATGCAAACTAGGGTAGACTATCAGGATGTAAGAATAGTGCTACACGATGATAACCTAGGTGCTACTAGGTCAATGTTAGAAGAATATTACAGATTTTATTTTCAAGACGGAAATCATTCTATATCATCTAGTACTTCAACTACTGACGGTAGTTTTAATCCTAGAGACAAATACTCACAACTAACGCCAAACTACGGCCTAAACAACTTTTATAAAAATCCATTTTTTTCAAATATTAAAATATATCAATTAAGTTTACAAAATTGGTTTAGTTATACATTAATTAACCCGTTATTAAGTGCATGGGATCATGGTGGAGTAGAATCGTCAGATGGATCTGGAATGAACGAAAATACTATTACTGTTGCATATGAAAGCGTTCTATATAATAATGGTATAGTAGGAGAGTTTAACGAACCTGTAGGATTCACCGATCCTGAAACAGGGTATGATAATACTCTTAGTCCATTAACTACTGAAGTAAGACCAAACGAAAATTATATTGTACCAATTTTAAATAAAATTACTGAGTCTGTGTTTAACTTTGATTTGCCAATGGGGTCTAACAATGTACGTCCTGTGCCAACGACAACATCAAGACAACTGCAAGACACTGCAACAACTCCTAGGACAAGTTCTACGATTCCTGGTTACTTTCTACCTACAAGAGATACATTTAATCCAGGTATACCTGATGTATTTTTAAAACCAGGAGTAGTTAAGGGAGATCCCGAAACAACATTACAACGATTAAAAGACAACCCGACAGCGTATAACAGTTTTTTAGCAAAGGTTTTTAATACAGGTACAATTGAGGGAGTAAGCTACGAAGATTTTCTTTTACTACCTCCAGAACAAAAAGCAACTATACTATCAAATCTTGATACACTTATTTTAAATGGTGACTACAAATTGTTTACATTTATGAAAGCAGCATTAGAGGAAACATAATGACAATACGCAGCAATAATCCTAAACCTGTTTCATTGGATGAAACTCAAAAAATATTCAATAACTATTTCAAAGAAGAAATAACATTTCAATCAAGTGAAGTCTCGGCTGTTATAGGGTTTTTCTTAAAACGTGGATTTGAAAAAGTAGCAGCTATTAACACAGCAGCAATTTTTTTACAACAAGCTCAAATTGACAAAGTTCCCGCATTTAAGTTATTAGATACACTTAAAGGTTTTGATGATGTACAGCTAACTGATGTAATATCACAAATATTAAACTTATATAGGTCAAAGACATCAAAATTAGGTTTTAAAACTGTCACAGACACTGTTTTGTTTGATGAAAGAAATATAATATACTAATGCCACGATTTGCACAAGGTAAGTTTAATTTAAAAAACCCACAAAAATATATAGGAACTAAGACTCCTACATATCGTTCAGGATGGGAATTTACCTTTATGAAATTTTGCGACGAGCATCCTAGTGTAAATCAATGGGCAAGCGAAGCAGTACGCATACCATATCGTAATCCGTTAACAGGCAAGCAGACAATATATGTTCCTGATTTTTTTATTGTCTATGCAGACAAGGGCGGTAAACAACGGGTAGAATTAATTGAAGTTAAGCCTAAGAATCAAGCAGTAAAAGAAAAACTAGGGCGTAGTAAACATAATCAAGCACACTATGTAGTAAATCAAGCCAAGTGGGAAGCTGCAAGAGCATGGTGTAAACAAAAGAAAATCTTTTTTCGTATTGTTACTGAAGATGATATATTCCATAACGGCAAAAGAAGATAATGTCTGTAATTATTAAAGATTATAATAGTGTTTTTATACATATTCCTAAAACCGGCGGCAGTAGTATACAAAAATGGCTATTAGATAATACAACTAGTCAAGTAACAAAAGCTACTAAACACCACACATTAAAGGCGATTGAATTAAAGTACGGAAAATTTGATTTTAGTTTTGCTGTTGTAAGAAATCCTTGGGACTGGTGTGTAAGTTGGTACTTCTTTAGTCGAGATAGAGCGTTACGTAGAATTGAAAATCCTAAACAAAAGGGCAAGTTTAGTTTAGAATATAATCAACAAGTTCTAACCGATTTTGAAAAAGGTTTTGATTATTTTATAGAAAAAACACATTTAAAAGATCAATATCATAGGACTATTGGTGTATCTTATATTATGAAGTTAGAAAGTATAAACCAAGATATACAAAAATTAAAAGATAAATTTAACATCAAACAAGAGTTACCACACTTAAATACTTCCTCTAGAAACAAAGATTATAGAGAATATTATAATGATAATACTAAACAGATTGTAGCAAACAAGTTTAAGAATGATATTGGTATGTTTGGCTATAAATTCTGATAAATAAAACTAGCATATAATGGAAAGTTACAATGACTAAAAAATTAGAAGACTTGTTAAATTTACCTGATTCTAAAGAAATAATAGAGCAGGCTGAAGCGCAAGAAGTACAACAGTCTAAACACGACCTAGAACGTGAAGAAACATTTCGTGATATTGCTGAGTTTGATAAAATTACTGCGGCACTGCCAAGTGTAAAAGGCCTAGGCGAAGCAGCTGATAAAGAGCTAAATGAAGTAGCAGATAAAGCAATGCAAGCATATGAAGATCTAATGGATTTAGGTATGAATGTTGAAAGTCGTTACAGCGGTCGTGTATTTGAAGTTGCAGGCGGCATGTTAAAAACTAGTTTAGATGCCAAAACCGCTAAACTAGATAAAAAGTTAAAAATGATTGAGCTGCAACTTAAAAAAGAAAAAATGGATAAAGAGTCACGCAACGATGACGGTATTATAAACGGTGAGGGTTATGTAGTAACAGACAGGAATAGTCTACTTGAGCGTTTAAAAGGGCTGGATAAAGATAAATAATACATATAGAATAGGATCAATGCGCAATGAGATCATTTAAAGAAATACTTACTGAGTCTAAAAAGACTTATGAATTTAAAATAGGTGTTGCTGGACCTTTACCAGAAGGGTTTGAGGACAATATGGAAACATGCTTAAAGAAATTTAAAGTGTTAAACATGACTTCAGGCAAAAAGACACCAATACAAGAACGTCCACTAGACTTTCCGCAGTTACAAAATATGGAAGTTACATATTTTGAAACAGAACTAGAATATCCAACTACTAGTCAAGTACTACAAGAATATGTAGCAAAATGTTGCAAATGTGACCAAGCGCATATAATTGTACGTAATGCAAATGATCCTAGAGAAGAATATCAAGAAATGAAAGACGATGAACCATACGAAGCAATATTAGACACGGAAGATATGGGCGGCGAAAACGCTCAAGATAACGTTGCAGGTAGTCGTGTAATGGACTTACTTAAAGAATTAGAAATCGCCCGCAAAGAAAATGAACACAGTGGTGCAGAAGGTGCACCAGTTGGAGAGTCATCAGACATCGGCGATACTGAAAATACTAAAGCAGTTGTGGGAGGCTGATAAAATGAATATGAAAAAACTTATAGAATCAATGGATCATATAGAAGAATGTGGAATGGTTGATGAAGGTCCTATGGGAATGGCTCCCCCAGCAATGGCGCCAGAGATGGACAAAGGAAATCCAGTAACAGTAAGCGTATCAATGAATGCGAGTGGCAAAGACCATGTAGCTGATTTGTTAGATATGATGAAAAATGCAGGTTTAGGTGATGCAGGACCAGCAGCAGATAAAATTCTTGCACCACGTATGGATATGGAACGTCTAGCTGGTATTATGGATGATCCAAAAATTCCAGGCAAAGATGATGTACCAGGCGATGCAGATGTTGACGACAGTAGCTGTATGGATGACATTGATGCAGACGAATCAGTTGAAGAAGCAGACTACGCTAACGAACCTGATGCACAATATGGTGACATGAGCGATGCTATTCCAGACGGCAATGATTTAAATCGCAAGAAGAAAGCATACGCTGCTACACAAGATGGCGATAACCCAATGGCTGTTGAAGCAATCAAAGCAACACTAATGGCAGCACTTGCTGAAAAGAAGATGCCTATGGGCGCAGGACCAGATGGCAAAAAAGGCACTGATGACGATAAGCCTGCTTTCTTAAATCAAAAGACTGGTGACAAGAAAAGCAAAGGCGGAAGCAAGCCTAAAAAAGGTGTAGTACCTCCACAGTTTCAGAAAAAAGGTACTGACGAAGGCGGCCAAACAAAAGATTGTCCAAAGTGCGGCGCACCAGGTAAAAAGAAACTAATGGCATGTTCAACATGCGGCTGTAAGTAAATATTATTGCAAGCAAATCAATAGGCTCTTCGGAGTCTATTTTTTTGAGTAAATAACAGTATGGCAGCATCATTAGACGGCGTCTTAATTAAAAAGGCGAACAAACAAGAAACATATACTAACGAGCAAGTTGAAGAACTGATGAAGTGTATGGATCCTGACGAAGGTTATTTACACTTTGCAAAACACTTTGCGTTTATTCAACATCCTGTAAAAGGTAAGTTGCTGTTTGATCCGTACGAATATCAGTTGCGTTTGATGCACAGTTATCACAACTACCGCTTTAACATTAACATGATGCCTAGACAAACAGGCAAAACTACGTGTGCTAGTATCTATCTAGCATGGTACGCAATGTTTAAACCTGATCAAACTATCCTTGTTGCAGCACACAAATATACAGGTGCGCAAGAGATTATGTCACGCATACGCTTTGTGTATGAAACTTGTCCAGATCATATTAGAGCAGGCGTTACTAGCTACAATAAACAATCAATTGAATTTGAAAACGGTTCACGTATTGTAGCACAGACTACAACAGGTAATACAGGACGTGGTATGAGTATCTCGTTACTATACTGTGACGAGTTTGCATTTGTGCAACCTAATATTGCAGAAGAATTTTGGACATCAATATCTCCTACACTAGCAACAGGTGGTCGTGCTATTATTACTAGTACACCAAACTCAGATGAAGATACATTTGCTACTATTTGGAAACAAGCAGAACAAAAGTTTGATGCTCACGGCAATGAGCAAGAGCTAGGCGTAAATGGCTTTCATAGTTTTGTCGCTGAATGGCACGAACATCCGGACCGTGATGAAAAATGGAAAGAAGAAGAGATTGGCCGCATTGGCGAAGAAAAGTTTAGACGCGAGTACGGATGCGAGTTCTTAGTATTTGACGAAACACTAATTAATTCAATTAAACTTAGTGCTATGGAAGGCGATAGTCCTATATTAAATATGGGGCAAACACGATGGTACAAAAAACCAACCAGCCAGTATACATATGCTGTTGCACTTGACCCTAGTATGGGTACTGGCGGCGACCATGCAGCAATACAAGTATTTGAATTACCAAGCTATGAACAAGTTGCAGAGTGGCAGCACAATCAAACAGCAATACCTGGACAAATACGAGTCCTTGCAGACATTTGTAAGTATATAGAACAGTGTACAGGAAATACAAATGGTATATACTGGAGTGTAGAAAACAACGGTATTGGCGAAGCGTGTCTTATTGTTATTAACGACTTTGGTGAAGAGAACATACCTGGACTATTTGTAAGTGAACCGATGCGCAAAGGACATGTACGCAAGTTTCGCAAGGGATTTAATACAACACATGGTACTAAGATTACAGCATGTAGCAGACTAAAAACAATGATTGAAAATGATAAAATGGTTATACACTCAAAACCATTTATATCAGAACTAAAAGGTTATATTGCAACTGGGTCGAGCTATCAAGCAAAGTCTGGCATGACTGATGATCTAATCAGTGCTACTTTACTATCTTTAAGAATGATGGATGTTTTAAAAGATTGGGACCCCAGAGTGTACAATACATTTACACAAGCAGAAGACTTAGAAGATTACGAAGCACCAATGCCAATCTTTATTAGCACTAACTATTGATAAATACTTTTATGCGCAAACTAAACAACATAAGTGAAGATCTTTTTAATAAACTACGCAGTCGTTTCAACGATATCACTATAGGTGACGAAAGTGGCACAGTAACAAATGATCCAAAAGATGCTAGATTTTTTGATTTTAGCTATTCTAACAATGGAAATAAAATAGGTAAAGTAAGTATTAGTATTTCCGAAGATGAAGGACTAAAAGTAATATATTCGAAAGATATTGTAGAAAATCAAGATGATATATCAAAAAAACAATGGTTTGACTTTTTAAAAGAACTTAGAACATTTAGTAAAAAAAGAATGTTAGATTTTAGTATTAGAGATATCACAAAAACTAATTTAACAAAAAGAGATTATAAATTCTTAGCAAAACCCCCTGAGGACGGACAAATGACAGAATCAAAACTTTATGGCACAAGCCGTATTAGCTATCAAAAAATAGGCGAAGCACGT